TACTTGCGACTCAGAATAATAACTTCTTACCTGCCAGCCCGTGGCCCCACCCTTTTGGCTTCCAGTTGGAAAAGGAATTACCCCACGCTTCATAAGGTTTGGCATATACTTTTTGTGCCTATTTACAAGATCTGCCGTTTGACCAACAGTGTATGCACGTTCTCTATTCTTTTTAAAGTCTGCAACCAAGCAGCTTTCAATTCTATCTTGAATAATATTATAAACAGACATAATTCCATTAGACCTATTAAGATGATGAATGCGTACCAAATCTCCATTTAAAAACCATACCTTTTTATTTCCAGGAATTACTGGGGCATCATTATACTCTTCACGAGTTCTGTAGCCACGTTTTGGATTTTGTGCCACTACAACTCCTAGAGCTTGTTCGGGATTCCCACAATAACTAAATTAACTGCCAAAGAGATGTCTCCTGGTGCATTAAACCTAACGACACCAACAACGCTAGAGGTTGTAATACTTTTAAGAATTACAGATACATTGCGACCAGCTGGAGTGTTTCCAATGTTTACTGGAGTTGCAGTAACAATGGGCGGATACTTAAAGTCTTCAAAATTATAAGAAAACTCTTGCTCATTACCAGCACTAACTGTCCTGTTAGTAGCTACCTCAACGTAGCCCCCAATAACCTTGCCCTCGGCTGTCTTGACACTTTGGGTACCAGCAGTTTGGGTGTCGATAGTTAGATAGTTGTATGTATTTGTAGCAAGCTGGTCAGAAACATCATTAACTGCGGTTGCAAGCTGGTAGACATAAGAAAGGTCTAGTGGCTGGCCACGCTCTGGGACTGGGACTCTTGACATAGTATTATAATTATATCATAACCTATAGGAATGACAAAGCCGTTTCTGCAACAGTTAGTTCAACCACACGCCTTTTTGTAGGAGAGGTCCTATTCTGTATAGCAACTTGATAGGCCTGATATATTCTGGCCCCAGTATTAGGATTAATTGGTATTAAGACACTGGCTGAGTTACCCCTTACTGTTGAGTAGTACTCAAATGAGCCAACACCAGCGGTGCTAACGCCCCAAGCTACGTAGACATCAAACTCTCCTAGCTCGGTCTTATCTCTATTTTTATAATCTTTTGGCAACTCCCAAACTAAAGAAATGGTGTCGCCAGACACTTGATTAAGTAACATTTTTGTACCTGGATTTTCTACTATACCTGATGGTGATAAAACATATTGGGGAGACCAGTGAGATGCCCTGTTTCGATCTTCTGAAACTATCCTATAGCGAACAACATAAACGCCAGTATTTTTAGCAACTTTTCCGCCCGATACGTAAACCGTAGTTGTTGTTGCGGCCACCTGAATCTGAAATGTTGTTGACGTTGGCTTGGTTAAAATACGCATATTTTCAAAATTAAAGGTGTCGCCAGAAACAGAATCGACAATGTCTGTTATTGTAACAAAATCTCCAGCTTCTAAGTTATGCTCTGTAGAAGTTGTGTACTCGTAAACTGGAACACCAGTATTTGTTGTGCTAATCACGTTAGTGATTGCAAAAGACTTTCTAGTGTTGTTGTCAACAATTAGCGTGGGCGGAAGGTTTTCTCTTGAAATCCGAATCTTTTTAATTACCCCAGCCAATTAAATCACGTCCATTGCAAATCTAAACTCAACAAGGTTTGCAGTGTTTGCCTCTTTCACAACTGGGTAAGAGTTTTCTGTTTTAAGAATTGTATATCCCGTTAGCCCATACAAAGAATTTTTTGTGTTTAGGTTTTCAAACCTAATGGCATCAACAGCAAGGAAGTAATCGGTATCGGGGTCTCCGTTTGAATCTAACACTGATGCGTATATTTTTACAATAGCCATTGCTCCCCAGCTAAACTCTGCACTTTTTATAAGGTCTTCTAGCTGGACAGATAGCACTTTATACCTGGTTTCTGTAAAGTCTGAGGCAAAAAACTCTTGCTGAATTCTTGCAAACTCTCCCTGGTTACCAGCAAGGTCATCGGATGCAAACTCAACAACCAGCCTTACTGTATGTGGCTGGCCAGCAACTCCGCCGTCCTTGTTAATTACAGAAAAGCCAACTCGTAGCTCATCGTTTGGAGAATTCTTGTCTAGTAAAATTTGTGTTCCTGTTAGGTGTATGTGTCTGGCATCTGCATCTGGAACCAAGACATCTCCGACTTTGCTGATAGGAGAAAAGTCACCCCTAAGCAAAATCATGCTATTTAAGAACCGACATCTTTCATCTCTATCAGTTCTGGCTTGAGTGTCAAAAAGTGTGTTATCCGCATTTGTAGTAAAGATAATTCCATTGTTTCCAATATCATCTCTAATTACGTTGTTTCCTTCGGTGTCTAGTGCCCCATACTCTGTAATAATTGCTTCTGCAACATCTTGATCATGAAGTTCCCAGTTTTCGTTGGTTGTAAAAGAATAAAGGATTCTGCTATCATTTGCACCAGCTGAAGGATTTGCCCCTGCTGAATAAACGCCAAGCTCTGTAATCTCATACCGCTCTTCTGTTGGCAACTCTGCAGTAAGCACAAGCTCTGTTTCATTACTGTCTGTGGTTACGTAGCCACGAGAAACAATTGGAACACGAAACATCTCAAAGTCTAAGCTTTCTTTTGCAGAGTAGTCTGGAGCAGTTACAGAAGTTAGTGGCTCTGGCTTAGGGCCACACCCTACAGCAATATAAGACGCATAAGACGGTGCCTGACCAATAAGATATTTGGCCAAAATGTTTTTTCCAGTGTTAGTAATCATATTTTTCCCTAGTATATTGTATCATCTAAAACATTTCCGCTAGAGAGGATTTGGATTTCAATTCTTTCATCGTCTTCCATATCAACAACATGTATAATTAGGTCTCCCGTTTCAGAGTCTAGCATTGCGATGTTGGCTGTCTGGTCATTTAAAAATTCCCGAAGATCTTCGATTTCTGGAATCTTGCCCTCTAGCTTGATTGGAAAATTATTAAAGTATGCATTGCTAGGGTTTTGCAATGACAATAAATTTTGTGGACTATATTTGAGTGCAATAGAAGACACATTTTTAATTGGCCTATACACAATTTGCTGTCCATTAATTGTGTCATGTCTAGCAATATTAATTAGCTCTTGTCCAGCCAATGACTCAAACAGTAGATTTTCTAAAATTCCGCTATCGTCTACCTGGCTATAAACAAAAAGGTCTGGAGTTGCTGGCTTAACACCAGAAGATTTATTAGAAGCAACTACTGATGGTATTTGTGGTGTGGGATCTACCATTACACTACCTCACTCAGATATGCTGTCATTGCTGGCCCCTCGGAATCGCGGGTGTACTCTATATTATACACCACGAACCTAGAATTATCTAGTGCCACCTGGTCATTGCCTTCGCTGTCTTTGTAGTTAATCTGGACAATATCCCCCAGCTGAATTGTTGGATTAGCAAAAATCTGTGCCCCAACAGATTTTCTTGGTTTCATGATTTTTCTAATCATCCAAGCCATCAGATCATTTGCATCATCTTGCGTTTGTATATACTTTGCGTCTACGTTAAAACCATTTTTTCCATAAGTTAGTCTGCTAACCTTGACGTCTTGATAGTAATCTTTTGCTTTTTGGGGTGACTCCACCAAAGAGTCTGCAACAAAGTCAATGTTTGAAAAGTCGCTATTTCTTGAAAAGTACTCGTCAACAGTTACCTCTGAGGCAGAAGACTGAGTAAAGGTAATTCCCTGAATAGATATGTTTGCACCATTTTCATTTAGTATAAGTGCAGAGTCTGTAGCATTAAACACCAAGAACTCTGCCCCGTAGGCTCCAGCCATAAATCCAGATACTACAATACTCTTAGATTTAATTGGCCTGTGCTGTAGCTTTGCGTATAATGCTGGATATGCTTTGTCATATTGAACATTGTAATAGGCTACTTCTCGCATAATTGTTCCAAATTCTTCGTAATACATTTTAAACTTTGGAGGTTCTGCTGGACTAATACCGCTCAGATAGGATGAGCTAACAATTCCACTCATTGCATACTTTTTTAGTGCATCACTAGCAGTAACGGACTGGTTTCCATATACCGCTTTGGCTGGGGTGTCTAGTGCAAATACTGTGTTCTGAGAATAGTTATTTCCTAGTGCATAAGCATTTTCAAACATACATCTTGCAGACCCCCTTACGAATAAAGCCATGTTGTTGTAAACTGGCAACGGGCTTGTGTCGTCTACAGTTGCGACAATTCTATTATTAACATATAGGTAGAACCTTCTTAAGTTTCCAATGTTTTCATATTCTACTGCTAGGTCATAAACACTTGTTACTTCTGTGTCAATTGTTCTTGACATTCCTACCATGGTTCCATCGTCAACAACGATGCCTGCTGAGAATGTTCCCCAGAGCTTTACTGGAATTGCATTGTTGTCTGTTTTCATAGCCCAAGCAGCGGTCGCTGAGCCAGTAGAAGAAACAATGTAGTACCCGTTAAGACCAGCTTGACCAGATATCTTAACTCTATCCCCCACTGCTGGATTTTCACCATCAATAGTTAGCACTCCTGGTGCGGTGGCTACCAAAGATCCAGAGGATAGGGTAGCAGAGACAGATGTTACAATCTCATAATCAAACTGAGTATTTTGAACTGTTTTGTAGAACAAAACATTATCTACTAGCTCGTTAGCATCCGTTAGAGCAGCTACCTCAAAGAAGTATCCGTTATTTGTCTCTGGGTTAACAAGCAGCCCAAGTCCTCCAGAAGAGGCACCAATAGAAATACTTTTGTCTGGGGAGCTACCCGCAACCGTATAGTATGCAGAGCTGCCAGATGGGCTTTGTGTTCTATTTGTGTTGTTTAGTATCTTGCCCACAATTCTCATTCTAGTACCAAAGTGGTTGTACTTTTCATCTAGAGGCTTTGGGATGTAGGAAATAAAGTCTGTAGGATTTTCCGTGCTGGAAAAAGCTTTGCCCGTGACGACTAGTGCAGATGACTGGACCGTGGAAGTATCTGTTGCCAATAGTTGTGCTTGCTCAGTTTCAGATAGTGAAGACTGCACCATAAAGTTTTTGATAATGCTAGTACAAAGAGTCTTTTGTGCTTCTAACTTGGAAGACTTTCCGTTAGCAGTAAATAGTCCTGTTGCCCCTACTTCTAACTGTAGGTCATCTAGCGAAGCAGAAGAAGAGAAGAGGTATTTTGATGACATGCTGCAGCCATAAAGATTTTCTGTAGACTTCCAATAAGAGTCAATGCCTGCATAGTGGCTTACAATTTCTGTTCCAAACTGACCTCTACCGTGTTTTGCAACAGCCCCATCGACCATACGAGATACTCCACCAATTACCTCGTAGTTTGGCTCTGCGTATATTCTAATTAGTCCTGTTGGATAAATCTTTCCGTTGTATGGAACTTTGGCAAAATATTTGTCATACTCTTGTGCACTGCTAATCCAAACGTTTGGACCACCCTCGGCATTGGTTAGTCCTGGGATGCTGTATTGAACAGCATCGTACTTAATAATTTCGCTGTTTGCATAGAAATAGCCACTATATCTAGAAAGATAGTAAACTCCTTCTCCAAGATCCATAGTGTTGTTTATAACTGCGTGGTTAACTACAGAAGGTGCTTGATCTGTCAGGTTTGAGTTTAGCGGTATTGCCGCCAGTGCATCTTGAGACGTTTCATACTTTCCATTTCTTGGTCTCAGCGTTTCTATTGGTGCACCCTGCCACATAATTACTGGACGATAAACCCAATTCCTTTGCCTGTCCAATACCTCTGCCTGTCTTGTGCCACTAAATGTTTTTTCTATGTATCTTGCTGTATAAGTAATCTGGCCATCATTGTACACACGATTATCTTGAGAGCCAATGTCTATAATATTTGCTAGTGGCGTGTTTGTGGTTTTGTTTGAGTAAGCCCCGTCTTTTGCAAAATCTGTTGTTCCATACAAAGTAATATCTGTAGCTCTGTCAGACTCTGAAGGCAGCATATAGTTTTTACTCATTACGATAAAGTTGTTATACTCATCAAAGAACATTGTGCTCTGGGTTGAAACCGCAAGGTCGTTAAGAACCTGTGCTACAGAAACTTGTGGCTCTACAAAGAAGTAGGGGATAATTGGATCTGAGTCAGTTGCAACACGCCTAAATGAGTAGTTGGAAAAGCCTATGTGGTCAAGAAGGGTGGCCACTGCATAGCTTAAGGATACGTTGGTTAGCAATAGTTGTGGTGCAGTAAGTGACTCAAAGTAAAAGTAAAGATCTCTTAGATTTAGAGTTACTGTTCTATCGGTGTTTGATAGCTGAGGGAATCCTTCTATGTACATTGTTTTAATTGGCACATAGTAATCGTAAGACTCTACATTCTTAATAATTTCATAAAACTTTAACTGTATGTTTTGGGAGGCGTATCTTGCAATAATGCTAGAGCTGTTTACTGCACTAAATGAATTGTCGTAGTCAAATATTTGAATGCTTCCAGTAGACGCAAGCAGCTGGCCAACTGGCATGCCGCTAATTCCGAGATCAGACGCTGTCTTTGAAAGAGTGTAGCTCATTGTCTTGTCTGACAAGTCTGCAGTTAGTCTTGGAGACATTTCGATTAGATCAAGCGTGCTGTCTAGCTTATTCATTGTTTCAACGACTACCCTTATGCCGTCAATAAACGCAAACTCTCTATACTCTGTGCCGCTTGTTTGAGAAGAAAGATACTGTGCTGGATTAGTAAAGTCTGTTACGTATGGGGTTGCATTGTTTACGTCTCCCTCAACTAGCTGCCAGCCGTAAGTTGGAATAAACGACTCAAACTCTGTGCCAGACCAAACGTAGTATACCCCCAAATCATCATTAGAGTTTTTAACTAAATAAGCTTGTCCATAAATTCCAATTTCTGGTAATAGGTCTGCAGAAATAATTGTGTCTGCTACTACAAAAGAGTTAATATATTTTTCTGGAATCTGCAATCCATAGCCAACTTCAACATAGCCATCCTCTTTTACAATTGGCGTGTCGTCAGATCTCAGGGAGTTTTCATTAAAAGAAATTGCATCTTGCCATGCATTATCTTTTAGATACTGAATCTTCCAGCGGACAGGAGTTGTTTTGTTTGCGTCCCCGTATAGAGGGTCATTAAAGTTTTGATAGGAATTAGAAAATGGGCCAAGGTCTGTTGTGCCAACGTTTGTCTGCATCTTAATAACAATTCTGTTTGTCGGCACACTATTTTTGTAAACAACAAATGGAGAAGCGTCGTCAATATAGTAAAGACCGTTTTGGTTAATTGATGCTACGCCTCGCTCTTCCCCACTCTCGGTTCTATAGGATGTCCAATACTTAAACTTGTCATCTTTATGAGACATGTAGTATCGTGGTCTGCTAGCCATATCTTGGTTAGCGTGGTGAACGTATCTTCCATTAAAGTATCTAATCTTGTTAATGCCAGACCTGGGCCTAAATCTAAACAAACAATCTTCTAGTGAATAAAGCAAGTTTTCTTTTTGCTTACTTGAAACAAAAGAAATAGGAATGTCTGAATTATCTACTCCGCCATCAACAACGATGTCTGAGTATGTAGCATCTGTATAGTAGTTGCCCTCATCAATTGGGTCATAGTTGGAAGCTGGATTGCGATACTGTGAGCCAACCTCTGATGTTGGGCGGTAGCGATAGTTTCCAATTCTATCTATATTATTTGCAATGTTAAGATTCCACTCTGCAATTACAAGAGATTGATTCTTAACTACGGAAGATGATTCTAGATGCTCTTTTAAGGTATCGTCTTGAAACATTTATACCTCTTCCAGAGTTACCGATATATTCCAGAAATCATGAGTGCTACCGCCACGCTTTTCAACAGAATAAGAAAAGTCTGAGAAAAACATTTCTACAATTTGATTGTATTGTGGCAAATGAGCGTATGCGGCATCGTCATTGCCAAATGTTGAATACTTGTCGTAAGCAAGAAAGACCCAGAATGATCCCTGGTGCTTCTCATACCAATCAAGGATATCTACTCCGCCTGCACCGCCATCTGTAGTATACATAAAGGAGTCTGCATTCGGCTGACCGTTTTCATCAAAATTGGGGTCTAGTGCAAAAGCACGAGATGGCAGCATGTTCCAAGAGGTAGAAATTGAAAGCTTGTCTGCAATATGATAAGACCTCATGCGGCCATTGATCATACGCTCACGCTTTTCGATTCTTTCTACTTGAAACTCAATTGGCTGCCTATTGTCATCAGAAAGTGCAATAAACTGATTGCCAAGCGTTCCACTATTAGCAGCACTTACTTCATAATCATTTGGCAGGTATACGCCATTTTCCAGGGTACCTGGGCTGTCTGCCCAAAGCATTCCTTGTGGCCTTGTATATCTTTGGCGGCCTGCCATGTATGCTGCACTAGTCATTAGAACTTATTACCCCTAATTCTCTGAGAGTCAATTCTCTTAATCTGTCCCATAACGCTTCTTGCAATTTCATCTGGGTTTGCATCAGACTTAACATTTACGTTTACACTATAATTATACACTGACTCGCCATTGTATGTGCCACTATTTATTGCTCTTAGCTTATCTACCCCAAAGTTGCTAACGGCATGCCTTCTAACAACAAACTCTCCAGGGGTCAGCATTGCTGGCACTGTGTCAGTTCCTAGTGACTTAAAGATTGACCCGCCTTCTGCCTTGTAGGGAAGCAATCCACCCATACGCATGTAAGGAATTAGTCCTCCCATTGCTGCAGCGATACCGCCCAAAGATCTAACGTCTCTAATACGCTGCATGTTTATTCTCATAAGCCTTTGCTTTTGATCGTTGTCGGTATAGTCACCTTCTCTTACACGCTTACGTGTTATAAGAATTAGCCTGTTTAGGTCATCAATCTTTTCTTGGTTAGGGTTTGTTGCAGTAAGCTGTGTATCATCTGTTGTGGTTGGTTTTGGAGAAACCTCTGGGGCAACAATTTGGTTTTCGTCAACGGAAATGCTGCCGTCTTCCCCTACCTCTACACCTGGAATTGCCTTTAGCCTTGTCCTTAAACTTTCCATATAGTCATCTACGCCAAACTTTGCTCGCTCTACTTCATTGGCAATTTCTGCCCAACGAGCTTGGGTTAGTCCAAGGAATCCAGTATCCTGAACATCTTTAAGTGCATCTTGCCTTATCCTGTCAAGCAGGTCTAGCTCTCTTTGGTATGGCTCTAGCTTATCTTCTTGAATTTGTGCAATCTCGTCTTGGATATCCCTAATAGATGTCTCTAGCTCTAGCCTTGACCTGCCCTGCTCATCTCGAATTTGTGCAAGCTCCAGCTCTCTTGACCTTTGTAGGTTATCAAGCTGTGCCTCTTTATTTCTTTCCAGATTTGCAGTAGACTGCTCACGCATTGCTTTGGCTGCGGCAGCAAGGTCACCAGAAGCAAGGGCATCTGCAATGTTAAGCTTTTCTTTATCCTGATCAATAATAGCCTTGTTAGCCTTATAAATGTTTTCAATAGCTTCTTCACGCTTGTCATACTCATCGTTAATTTTTTCTTCTTGCTTAGAGATTTGGTCAAGTGCATAGCTTAAATCGTCTAGCTCAAATTCTTTATCTGCAAGGTCTCTTTGTGCCTCTACAATACCGTTGGCATCTTCATAAGCTTTGACCGCTGCATCATAGCGTTGATTTTGGAAAGTTTCTTGTGCAGAGAAAAAGGCATTGGCTTCTGATATTACGGACTCTAGCTCTCCTCGCCTTCCTTCTGGAGTTGCATTTGCAAAGCTTTGTTCAGCTTCTGCTGCTGCGTCAAATGCCTTCTTTAGTGACCAAATCTCTTCTGTGGTTGCATCGGACGCAATTGCTAAAGCCAAGTTTTTGTCTTGAACCATTTGAATGGCTGTGGCTAGTGGCACACCCTCGCCAGTTAGCTTAGTCATTGCGGTCACCTGAGCATTAATTCCGATAGCGGTTTCTGCTAGAGAGTTTTGATATTCCCCAAGGGATTGCTCTGAGAATCCTTTATTAAGAGCACGGCCAGCCTCAGTTACAGATATGACTCCGTCTTCAATTGATACAAAGGTTTTTCTCGTGTTTTCATCCATTGACATAATTGCATCAATGAATTCTCTGGTATAACCAGTAGCAAGAAGTTTTTGGCTAACACCTCGGAATGTTTTCATTTCTTTGGCACTGTCACCAAGGACCCTTAGTAGTTCTGTAACTCCTCCGCCAGCATTAATTGCAGCATTTCTAATTTCTTTTAGCTTAGAAAGTATGTTTGCGAGTGGGTCTGTTCCCTGGCCTGAGCCATCTCCTTCGCCTTCACCGCTCCCAGAAGTTCCAGCTGTATTTTTGCCCCTATTCATTAACCATGCTACGGATTGGGCATCAAAGGCACCAGAATTTGCAAGCATTGTGCCAATAAGGGCACCCTGCCCTGTGGCTTGTAGGTAATAATCAACAAGAGATTGGTCGTCTGATTTCATAAATGTTAGAAATTCAAAAATCATAGTTTTTGAAATAGTGTCGTCTTGGCCAACCAGGGTTTCCCACTTAGCAAGAACATCATTAAATTCACCGTCAACGTTCATATCCATCAACGCTGTCCTTGTAATTTTTTCTGGTTGGTCCTCGAGCCTTTCCATTACATAAGCTACTTGGCCCAGAATAGAGACTGCCTCATCCCCATTCCTAATATCAATTCCTATGCCGTATTCTGTTGGAAGCTGTGCCATTTCTGCTAATGCAGCAAGCTGTCGTTCTACCTCTTGTGTGTTTTCTGAACTAGTTATAAAATCTAAAACAATTCCAACCTGGTCACCACCCATTCCAGCTTGCGTAGCCAAACTTAAAATTTGATTAGCTTCAGCAAAGCCTTTTCTTTCCACTGCAACCTTAAATTTAGCATCAATGTCTACCTCACCATCTTCTCCAAATTGTAGTAAGCTCTGCACTGTAGACATCTCAAGCTCGCCTGTTGCTAGCCCGAGCTGAATTTCTGCCCTAAGATCTTCGTCTTTAAGCCTTTCCACATTTTTAAGGGTATCTTCCATCAATACCCGCCTTGGATCGTCCTCAGCGAATCTTCCTAGGGTTGCTTGAGAAATTGCCTTAGCAAAAGCATCATCACTATAGCTTTCTCTTAAATCTAAAATTTGATTTATTGAGTCTGCATTTGCATCATTGAGATCTTTTAGTCCTCTATTGCGGTCAGTTTGAACAGCAAAAAGCTCTTTTTCAAGTTTTTTCTTTTTCTCAATATCTTTTGTTATTGCGATAGAGGCTTTTAGCTCTGCCTCTTTGGCATCATACTGCTTATTAAAGGAATCAAGGAGCTGCTGGTTTTGCTGAAGCTGATTAATTCCAAGCTGGATACTAGCAGACTGAAGCTTTTGCTTTTCTTCCTGAAATCGGATTAAATATTCTGGATCAGTTCCTTCTTCTAAGCTAAGCAGACTCTCAAATCCTGTAGCATCAGCAAGCATTTCTGATAATGGCTTAAGGCCAAACCAATCTGCTGCCCATCCCTCAAGACCAGCCAGCATATCACCTGAGTCAAAACGAGCATCCCTCTGTGCCTTGGCCGCTGCTTCTTCTTGAGCCCTTTTTGCTCTTTCTTCTGCTATTGTATTTTTGACACTTTCAGACATCTGATTTTCATTTAATGCAAAAGCAGATAATTCTGATAGAAGATCCCCTGACTGTTTTTGAATCTTTAGAGCTACCTCTAGTGGCTCATTCTTGAGATCTTCACCATTTGGGCCAATAAGGTCAATAAGTGTTGCAACAACATTAGCAGAAAATGTCTGATCACCTAGTTCTAGTCCAATAGCAGCAGCTATGCTGGAAGCCTCTCCACTATCCACTACACCTTGCATGACCATTGTTGCTAGTTGGTTGCCAAGTGCTTTAGCCCCATCAACTGCTCCCATCGAATTTTTATTTACTGTTCCAATATCTGTAAGCATTTGCTTGCCAGCTTCAGACTCTAGGAATGTTTGTCCAAACTTTCTTTGAGCCTCTGTAGTTCCAGTACGCTGATCAAGCTGCTGTTTTCTTCTTTCTTCTGTGGCACTAACCTTGCCAGTTGCCTCAGAAAATTTTATTAGTTTATCTGTGGACATGCTGAGGGCATCTCCAAGTTTTAGCCCCTCTTCTCTTGCCTTATTTATTATGTCATTCCACTTATATAGACCAAAAGCAACTGCACCAACAGCTCCAGCCAATAGTGCTAGAGGAAGTGGAAGTGCAAGCAAAAGTGGTGCAACTGCAGACAATCCAGCTAATGCTGGCAATATTTTTTGTGCAGTTTCTCCAACAACACCCTCTACCTGTGTTGCCATTCCAACAACCATAGTGGCAGTACCCAAGGCCCCAAGAGCTTTTCCAGCCCTTGCCTGACGTTTTTGTGCCCTGTCTTGTGCAATTAGCTTTCTTTCCGCTCTAAGGTTTTCTCGCTGAGTCCTTTTTTCAGCCTGGGCCTTTCGCTTTCGAAGTGCTTCTTCTTCGGCTATTAGCTCTCTTCTAGTTTTTAATGAGCCATCTTCGTGCCTAAGATTAATTGTTTCTTCTTCAAGAAGTCGCCCCTCTTCATCATTTAAAAATTGTTCCTGTATTAGATTGCCCTGCTCGGCCGCAACTACATTTTCTCTTTGAGCAAGCAGTGCTCTCTGATTTCGCTCTAGGTCAGTCTCGCCTTCTATAATTCCTAGCTGGTCATCTAGGTCTCCGTTGTTTATGTCAAATGCTTGCTTAAGATTTTGACCCATTGCTGTTTTGGCAAATGCTCCGTCTCCCATAATTTGGTTGTCAAGGAATGCCTCAGTTTTATTTACAAACTTCTTACCAATTGACTTGCCTTTTGCAAGTTCAGGATTAACTACTTTTGGAGTTTCTACCTGCTCAAACCCTGGCAAAGATGGTGGCTTTGGAAGGTCTTGCCTTGGTGGGGCTGCTTGGCCAGTAGATCTTCTAATTTCTTCTTGAACACCATCGACCATTCCTCTAACAAGATTTTTTCCACGCTCAAACATTTCACGAGATGGGGAAGCCATTTTACCTTCTTCATCGGCACCCTGCTTAATTCCAGCAATAATCTTTTTGCCAATATCTTTACCAGCAACCTTAAGTTCTTCGGGATCCTCTAACACTTCACTAATCTTAGGGCCAGTAACAAACTTTGATTCTTGACGAAGGCCCATTTTTTCAATAATTGATGGGTTTTGCTTATAGCCCTTCATCTGCTCTTGTGGGGTCAGGCCTCCCCTGGATGCTACCCTGCCAATTGTGATGCCACTATTTGCCTCTACGATCTTTCCACCACCAGTGACAGTATCTTCAATTCTCATAGTTCCGCCCTTAACGCCAGAAACTAGATCTGGCTTTGCAAAGGACGTTCTGTATTCTCTTAGCGTATTAGATCGAGACTCGGCTGCACGGGCTGCTCTATTTGTTGGTGCAAGCTCTGCTATTGCAGCATCGGATGCGGCAGACACTGTTGCATCCGTAACTTTTCCTCCAGCAGCGGCTGCAAGAGCATTTACATTTTGCTTAATTTTTGCTTCTAGCTCTGCTATTTCTGCCTGCATCACTGGATTTGTAGGACTAAAAGACATTCCTAGCTCTTTCATTCCAGCAGCAATTGTTGAAGTTAGCTTGTCGGAGGTTCCGTCCCATGCAGCATTAAATTGCTCAATTGCAACGCCACCTTCTCTTTTAAGATTTTCATTTAGCTTTCTTGGGAGCATAGCTATAAGCTCTCCAAGTGCAGTTATATTTTCTTGTATTTCTTGTGGGGCACTGCCAAGTCCTGGCTTTGAAGCCATTAGAGATCCGACCAGCTGTGGCTTAAAGCCCGCTCTTCCTGGAATAATTGGGCTAGGTGATTGCAAATGAGTTTCTACTAGAGGGTCGGAGGGGTTATACATATATCCTGGCTTGCTCTCTGAGAATCCTGGCAGACTATCTGTAATGATTCCTCGGATTAGCGGGGCATACTTTTGAGTCATGTCAGAAGAAATAACAGATTCTCCTGGCGCAATCATTGCTGGGATAACATCCCCAGCACCTCGTGGTCCAGCTAGGTTAAATACACCGTCTTTAAATCCAGGCACTTTGACATTAGAATGCATTGCATGGAATCTTCTCCAGTCAACGCCTAGGCCCTCCTCAAGCCTTCTAACCATTCCGTTGTAGGCTTTTAGCTCAGCTGGGTCAGTTAAGTTAAATCCAGCAATGGTTTGACGCAGCTTCGGAATAACTCTTCGAATTTCTCGAAGCATATTTTGGTGATACTGCTCGGCATTCATTCCGCCCATTAAGCCGACTGTAGATTGAGCGAAAGCTTTCTTTGCCCCTCCCCTTACACCAAGAAGATTGACTGTCGCCTGGTCTTCCATTGATAGCGGTTCGTCGTAATCTCTTTCTCCAGAGGCCCTTGTAAATACTCCCGCGGGGCCGACATCGGCAACAACATTTCCAAAGACATTCCCAGCAGAAAGATCTTTATCTCCACGAACTAGTGACGCTAAAAGCTGTCTAAAGTATTGCTCTGAATTGAATACTGCCTTCTCGTCACTGTTTACAAACTTGAGGTCAAGGTCCGACTGCAGTGCTAGGAACCTTCTCTTTCGTTTAAGATCTGTAGGATCTCTCATTACAACAATTTTTTGATTAGGTGCCTCTAGGTCGTGGGCCATCCTAGTTATCTGAGTTCCCCGCATTTCCGCAAGAGCAGACTTTTCGTCAATTACGGGCTTTACGAATACTCTCTTGCCAGAGGGCAGGGCGTATACTCCACCAAGGCCAAAAATTGGGAAGCTGTGCCCCGTTGTCTTTGCTAGCTGGTGCCCATACTCTGTTGGAGGAGTGTTTCTGTAACCACTCTGTAAAAATTTTTGGTAAATAGCCTCGGCGGCAGACCTGTCCTTTGAAACAGCCTTTGCCGATTTGGGCATTCCCAAAAAGCCCTTTCTAAATCCTGGGAGCTTGCCAGAGATCATCTGTTGAATAAAGCCACGATACTTTTGAGCTTCTTCTGCTGGAATAACCGCTTCTCCTGGAGAAAGCATTGCTGGGATAACGTCTCCAGCACCCTTGGGACCTGGGACACTAAGAACACCAGAAGCATATTTTTTAGTTTGCGTATTTCCTGGTGGCCGAACTCTTTGTTGGGCTGCCTGGGCCTGGTATTGCCTCATTGCAACAATTGCATTGTTGTATGAACGCACTAGCCCGTCAAGGGCGGTTCTTTCTGAAGTAAAGACTGTTGTTAGGGTACTGTGTGCTTGCCCAAGAGAAGATGCAGCTGCGGTTGCCTCTAGCTGCTCCATTGTCATATATTGAGTCATCTGGTTTAGACCAGTGCCAGCACCAGCTAGCTTACCAAAAAATGTTCTTACAACGTTAAGGCCCTTAATAAGATTTGCAAGACCATTGGCCAAAAGACCAAAAGTCATAATTGCAACTGGAGCAATCAGTCCCAAAACTGTAATAATATTTGTAACAAAAGCTTTGGCTCCGTCACTCATATTATTAAAGCTCTTTAGAATCTTTGTTCCAAATTCAATTAGTGGGGTAATAATTTTAATAAATTCAGCACCGAGTGGAGCAAGTGCTTCTTGCATTTTTTCAATAGCTTTTTGTAGCTTAAATACTGGAGAGTCTTCAATACGCTTAAGCTCTCGCTCAGATAGAATTGCCAGTTCGGCAGATGACTTGTTTGCTAGCTCCAGCACCCTTTGGGCTTGGCTTCCTTCTTTTGTAATGTTATCAAACAATGTTGAAATACGTGCGAACTGGAACCTACCAAATAGCTCTTCAATTGCACGAGCACGGTTTAGCGGGTCAAGAGTGTCTAGTGCACTTGCAAATTGTAAAACAGTTGACCTAATATCTCCAGCATTTTGCTCTACAATATTGGTTAGGTTAATTCCAAATCCCTGAAGCATAAGAGATGCTTTTTCGGTTGGATTAATGAGCTTTGCTAAACCAGACTTTAGGGCATTGGCACCCTCTGATGCATTAATGCCACCTTCCTTCATTGCTGTCAGGAAGAAGGCCAGGTCTTCTACATCTCCACCAAGCTGCTTTACAACAGGGCCAGCTTTTGGAATAGCAATTGTAAGATCTGAAATTGCAGTAAGGGTTTCGTTTTCTACTGCGTTAAGGAAGTCAATCTTTTCAGCAAGCTCTTCTGCTGCAACACCAAAAGCATTGGTAACAGATATTGTTGCTTGCAGTGCCTCTTGCTGTTCTACTTCACCAAGTACCGCAAGCCTTGTGGCTTCCGTAACCTGAGCGGTTAGCTCAGAGCCTCGAAGGCCCATCTGTGCTACATCGGCTGCAAGCTCTAGGGTTTTCTCGACCTCAATGCCGTATTTTGTAAACTCTGTTGCAAGCCTACGCATATTTTCAATTGCGGCATCTGTTTCTGCATCTGTAGTAAAAGCGTCTCCATAAACACGCTTAAATCTAATAGCTTGACGCTCAATCTTATCAAACTCTTTGATGGCCATTGACCCCATAATGGACAATGGAATTGTAAAACCAACCATGAGCTGACGGCCAGCCCACTGAGTATTCTTACCAAAGTTTAGAAGATTTGTAGAACCCTGCTTTAGCAACTGATTAAATAGCTGCTGTTTTTGAGCAGTCATTGCAACTTGGGTACCAAGCTGTTCCATGTCTAATTTTAGTGGGCGAACCTTAATTGCTTCTAGGGCTCCGCTAGAATCTCGACCCATTCTAATAAATTGAGTTTGAAGAGTTTTTACTCTATCCCTAGCTACCTTTTCTATAGTATTAAATTCGCTCTTAAACAAGCGACCAAAGCTTTTAGTAGATGCAGCTCCATATTTAAAGTATTGCCCTAAAGAAAGTTTGTTTTTCTCTAGGGCATTAGTAAAAGATTGTGTGGTGTCAGAGACAGTGGTTAATGACGCAGAAAACTTCTGCGTTGCATTAATATTATTAAGTAAATTTTTTGTAAGGTTGTCTGATACCGCCTGATTGACGGCATTTCCAGAATTACGAATGGACTGGTGAAAGGCTGATATTTGTGCCTGAAGAGTTTTAATTGATGCCAACGCATTGGATACATCAATATTTAAATCTATTCTGGACTCAATGTTATCAGCCATTCATCAGCACCCCTATGGGACAGCGTTTACTTTGAAACGTTGCCGATTGGACCATCACCTAGTTTAATACCAGATGCCTCTTCCACGATTCTGTACACAGTAGGCAGATCCAAATTGTCTTCCAGAGTCTTAGCGTCAGCCGCCATCTCTGGGTTATACTGCTTCATTGCGATCTGCACACACTTCATAAGAACGTCCATGGACTTATTGTTGTCAGATGCAACATCCGCTATACCCTCAAACTCTTTTAAAAACTCACGTAGTAAAGAAATCTTTAGTGGCCTAATAGCGACCTTTGTTCCGTCCACAAGTGTTACTTCAATAGCTTCATTAACTGTAGTAGCCATGTATGTACTCCTTCTTAGCTGTATGCTGTAGTTTGGCTTTAATAATTATATCACAAAAGGGCTTTATTTTTAGCCTAATTTTTCATACTCTAGGCCCATACCAATACCAAATCCAGCCTTTTGAGCGTTAACTCCTTGAAGAGACAATACATCGTCTGCAGAGGTTGCCTGCCCCTTACTAAAGACTCTTGCTTTCATATCTTCCCAAGCATTAGACTTGCCGCTTTGCTTGTCCAGGTCAATGCCTTGGATTGCTGCTAAAAACTTCTTCTCGTTATAGTCATTTTCACGTTTTGCATTTA